GTGATATGCCGTTAATATGAAAAGTTACCGTAGGAGATGAAGGACATACCAATACTTTATTTCTACCTTTTGACCAACCTTGAAAAGGACCTACGATTGCCTTGTCTTGTAATTCTTTTAATCTTGTACTTTCTGGAATATAAACACCACCACCTGTATGAATACCACCTCTTATAATTCTAAAATAAGTTCTTGCATAATTATGAATTTCAGGTTTAGGGTATCTAATAATTTGTTCAGTAAAATAACCAGTATCTACATACCACCATTCTTCTCCAAGTCTTTCACATTCTTTTATATCTGCAACATTAGAACCACCTAAACCCCAAAAGAAATGAATATTTTTATCTTCATCTTTCCATCCTTTTTTTATTTCAGGCCAGATTTGGTGTGATAGACAATCAGACCATTTCATTTCGTGGCATATAATCATGTTTGTAACCTCGTTGCTGTGTGATAAGCTGTACCATCTTTAAATTCATCACTTGTAAATTGTACTGCAAGTAAACTATCTATCCATTGTTTAATTAAATCATCATCCGGATAATGTGGACTTTCTATATTTTCATATAGACTTTCTGATACTTCATTAGCAGCTGACACTTCATCACAAAAACTAGGTACACCATTTAATATTGCTTCAATAGCAGCTGTTGATTGATGAGTTACTACAGCATGGCAATTTTGTAATTGTTTTTGTAATGGTATTTTTGTATCTTTCTTTCGAACAATAATATTTCTATCTGTATATTTTTGTAGTTCAGTTAATTGTGTATCAATCCATAATTGTTCATCACCTAAATGATATAATCTGCATATAGCCTTTGTTGGTGGACAAAGTAAGATATGTTCACCATCTTTTGTAAATGGTTTCCAATTTACCTTACCAAACTTTTTAATCCTATCTTTATCTTCTTTTTCTAATTCTATAATATAATTAAGTTGCATTTGTGACCTAATTAATCTGTATAATACACCATTAGGTCCTTTACTTTTATAATCTCTTGTCGCACCAAAGTAAGCATGGTCCATATAATAAAAAGGATGATTTCTTTTTTGACATTCCCAAATAATTCTCTCTGTGCCTCTTAATGTGCCAACTATGGCACATGGTTTATCTGTCCACTTATTCCAGTCAAATTGAGGCCAGTTACCTTGTTCAAATTGACCTATGTTCTTAACATCATTTTGATGTATATAACCACCCACACTTTCAACAAGTGCTTTGATGAATACATCTTTACCTGTGTTTGTATTAAATCCTTCTATCATTTTAATCTTATCTGAAAACACTCTGCATAATATTTGTACCAATTAGTTGAGTAGTCACACTTCTCATATTCTGAAAACCATGGACCGCCCTCTGTAAAATGTACATTCTTAATATCATCTTTGTATTCGTATTCTCCAGCTAACCAGTTCCACTCTAATGGTAAATCACCAATTAAGTCTTCACTTTCTAACCATTTATATTGGTGTAGTTCTAAACCACTAGCACTATTCACATAATCTGGTGTAAGTGTTGTACACTTCTTACAATTCATCAACATAAAACTAGACCAGTTCTTTTTAGGATAAGATGTCTGTACTTGATTTAAAAACTTTACTTTACTTTTTGGTGTATAATCATGTTTACAAACTTGTACGGCATATCTATCATCACGCAATCGCCATAGTTCAGCAATGTCAGCCTCCATAAGCATATCACAATCCATAAACAATGCCCAACCTTGATAATTCATAAGGTGTGGTATAATAAACCTACTAAAAGAAAACTCTGTACTAGATAGATTGTTTCTTTCTCTTACAAAATCATCTTTAATATTATTTAAATAAATTGGTGTGATAGCTACAGGTTTAGTTGAGTTCTTTAATATACTGTAACTTAAAGTATTAAATGCTACCTTTTCTTTACTATCATATCCAATAAAAACATTAATCATTTACTCTTTGTCCAACACTTTCTCTTTTAATATCATTGTGGTCAAATTCTGCCCAATATAACTCAAATGCTACACCATCCTTTTTACCTATAAATTGATGATAGACACCTGGTTTAACTCTCATAAAATCACCTGGATTTAAAACAGTTTCATCCACCAAGTCATAATCATTTTGCCATACTTTGACAACCATCTGACCTGATTCTACAAAAAAACCATTCCATTTAAATTCATGTTTGTGTTTACTACACGCAACATTTTTTTTATATTCAATTCTATGAAATTCTAAAACACCATTTGCATGGATTAATTCTGTCATTCCCCATATTTTACCTGCTTTCATAATCACCTCTTTTATTTCCTAGTGTCATATTTTCTCCACTATATCCCCATATTTTTCTTTGTGTACCTTTTGTATGGTCGTATATAGGTCCTAAACAAGACCTAGCTTGTACATGACCATTACCACCATCACCAATGTTATAATTGTTTACACCTTTAGTTTCAAACTCTTTTCTTACATGGTCCCAAATATAACTGTCGTGCCACTCTATAAGATTAAACAATTTATCCTTATCATACATTTCTTTCATAGCTCTTGCAAAGTTTTTAGTTTCTGGATGTTGCATATTAAAACCTAAAAAACCACACTCACTATATTGACTGCCTCTACCTAAATAAGTTAACATTCTATCTGAATGCCATACATTTTCTTTTATCCATACTTTGTCTATAGGTTTATAAAATACACTATCTGCGTCAATGCCCATAATAAAATCACTTTCTGTATCATTGATTACAGCATGAGTATAAGCATATACTTTATAACTAAAACGGCAAGCGTCCCTTAAAAAGTCTTTATGAGGTCTATGTTTGTTTCTTTCAATAAACTCTTTACATTCTGGCACTAAATTAAAAAAATCTTTGTCTTCATTGTAAACTGTTAAAGGAAAGTTCCAATGTCTTTTGAATGACAATTCAAATCTATATGCGTATTCTTGGAATAACTTTTGATTCCATGTTGTTATAACTCTTATTTTCATATTTGTACCTGGTAAACTTTCTTCCAAACTGCAAAATTCAGAATGATAAACAATTCTTTTTGAGATAATAAACCTATATCAGCTTTATTTTTTGAACCTACTGGTGGATGGTCTCTATTATTTAAATATTTATTTTCAATATCATCTTCATTATATTCAAACAAATCTTGTAATTCTTTATCTCTTAATATTTCTCTTATATAATCTTTTAATACACCATTGTCTGGGGCTGGAGATATTCTATTTCCAATCAATATCTCATCTGTAGGAAACCGCCAACCTGTTTTTACATGATTTAAAATATTATCAGGTAATCTATTTTTAAAGGCTTGTTTTTGTAATGACTTGTTATTTACTAAAGGTTGATTTAAAAATTGTTTTGTTACTTTTAATTGGCCAGGTATTGCTCTAACATAATCTCTGATACATTTGTTCATGTATGGAAATCTTCCTTCCATACTAAATGCCATACCTAATTTATCATTTCTAATTAAAAAATCTTCAGCTAAACTATTTAAACTTTCAATATACATAAAATCATTTATCTTGTCGCCTGTCATTGGTGTTGTGGGCAACCAATCGTTTAAATAATCCATCATATCATCTATTGTACAATTTAATTCTGGATTTCTTAACTCTCTATTATTTCTACTTAAAGTAATAAGTTTATCTCGCCAATCACCACCTTTTGCACCTATTTTATGATGTTTATAACCACCAAATAATTCATCACCACCATCACCAGCTAGGGTAACTGTAATATTGTTTTGTGCTATAAATTTATTTGTGTTGTAATATGTGGGAAAAGATTTACCTTGTCGTGGTTCTTCTAACGCATAAAAGGTATCTTCTAATGCGTCAACATAATCTTGTTGAGATTGTTTTACTGTATTATTAAATACTTCAAATCTTTCTGCAAGGCCTTTTGCTAAATCACTATCTTGGTTTAATCTACTTTTAGGGTCAATTAATTCAAATTCAGAGGTAAAGGTATTTGGTTTTACCCCCAACTCTTTCATCTCATAAAGTATGGATGTGCTATCAATACCACCAGATAAAAATAAACCAATGTTTCTTCTACCCATTAAGGTTTGTTCTACAGCTTGATTTACTCTATCTCTTATTTCGTGTGTGTGATGATATGTGTATTTGTAATTATTTAAGTTTCTTTGATTGATTACATTGCTTTCAATAACATCATAAGTTCTAACTTCACCTGGCACCAATTTCTGTATGCCTTCAAATAGTGTTAGATAGCCTGAATTGTAACCTGCTTTTTGATAATGTGAAAATGCTGGTTTACATAACTTTCTTTCAAAACCTATTTCTAATAGTGCTTTGATTTCTGAAGAAAAACATATATTAAATTGTTTATCAAAACCATAATAAACAGGTTTTGTGCCGTTTGAATCTCTAGCTAATAGTAATTGTTTTTCTTTTTTAAAATAGATTGCAAGACCAAACATACCATCTAGTTTATCTAAAAAGGCGTCACCATATTTTTCAACACCTCTTGCAATAACTTCGGTATCTGTATTGGTAGTCAGTTCAAACTCTGCACCTAATTCCTTATAGTTATAGATTTCACCATTAAATACTACGATTAGGTTGTTATGATTCCAAGGTTGTAATGACTCTGTAGGTTCATCTACAATAGATAATAGATTATGACCTAGAGTTACAAATTCATCATGCCAAGTTCCACGGCCGTCTGGTCCTCTATGGTGTGATTTTGCCACCATGTTCATAACCAAACTTACATCTTTTTTAAATATACCGTGTATAGCACACATCTAGTCACTCCACTTTGTGAATACAGTTTCTTTTTTGTTATTACCTCGTCTTTGATATCCTATAAGAGATAAGATTTTTACAATTTCATCATGGTAACTTTGTTCTTTTGGATTTCTACAAGGCAGTTCTAATACTACAACTGCGTTATGGTCTTCTAATAACTTTAGACCACCATTCATTATTTCTTTTTCATGTTCTTGGCAATCAACTTTAATAAAGTCAATCTTTTTCCATTTAAATTCAGAAAGGTAATCATCTAATCTTTTAACATCTGTGTAAGTTGTATTTAACTTATCATCTTCAATAATTCTTTTAGAGTTGCCATGTGTTACACCGTGAGAATTTAAACTTACATTACCACTTTCATCTGGACTTGCAAATAATGTGGCGTTCTCTTCCTGATGGTCTGATAATGCTACTTCTTCTAAATGCCAGTTATCAAACTCTTTCATATTTTCTCTGTAACAAGCTATGTTTTCTGGATGAGGTTCAAATGCCCATACATTTTTAAATTTTCTACATAAGTCTTGTGACCAGAAACCAATATTACCACCAATGTCTAGTGCAACATTAAACTCTTTACAAAAACCTAAAGAATAATCTCTCTGTGGTTTTTGATATTCCCACTTACCATCAAACTCTTTTAACATTTTTTCGTAATGGTTATCCCATTCAGGCAATTGCCAACCTTTTACATTTTTCATATTATTTCCTCAATATATAATTTGTTTCAGTATCACTTAGCTTGTATGTCATACTTTCATCTATTTTAAATCCT